ATCAGCAGCAGCAGCTAACGTTACTGGTGGAGATGCAGGAACAGTATTAACTAATACTGGTATTGCGTCAGCAACAGCAGCAACAGCAGCTAACGCGATGATCGATTCATTGTTTGATGCAGCTTCAGCTTTAGATTCACACTACGTTCCAAAAGAAGGTAGAAAGTGTTTCTTAAGATTAGAAGAATACTACAAATTAGCAAACGCAACTAACGCAGTTAATATTGACTTTAGTGGTGGAGCTAATGGTGGTGTAGCAGATGGTAAAGTAATGAAAGTAGCTGGAATTGAATTAATTCCAACTCCTCACTTTATATCTGGAAACATCAACTCTGGTGTTGACCAAGGTTCAGCAACTCAAGGTGGATCAAACCCACAAGCAGTTAACGTATCTAATTACGTTGCTATGGTTTGTCACCCGAGCGCAGCTGGAACTGTAAAATTAATGGATCTTGCAACTGAGATGGAATACGACATCAGAAGACAAGGTACTTTAATGGTTGCTAAGTACGCTATGGGTCATGGCGTTCTAAGACCAGAAGCAGCAGTAGGTATTAGAGAAGCGTAATTTTTAATTACGTTCTTTTATTGGGAGGCGAGGTTAACACAGACAACTCGCCTTCCAAACAATCAAAATTTTAAATAAATATATGGCTACACAAATTACAAACACAAGTGAATTACAAGCTATTAATACTATATTAAGTATTATTGGTGAAGCACCAGTATCTTCTATTACAACTAATATTGGATCAGATGTTTCTATTGCAAAACAAATATTAGATGAAAGTTCTGTAACTGTACAAAGTAAAGGTTGGAATTTTAATACAGAAGAAAGTTTTTCTTTAGCTATAGATAGTAGTAACAAAATTCCAGTACCATCAAACTGTGTATGGTTAACTACAAGACCTTCAGATTCAACTTTAAAAATAATAATAAGAAACGGATTTTTATACAACAAAGAAAAGCATACAGATATTTTTGATGCAGCTGTTAAAGTTGATATGATTATATTATTACCTTTTACAGAGTTACCAGAATTTGCAAGAAGATATGTTGTAACTGTTGCTGGTCGTAGATTTCAAGCAAGATATTTAGGATCAAAAGAATTAGCCGGCTTTAGTGAACAAGACGAATTACAAGCACTTACTACTTGTGAACAATTAGATGCAGCTAATGAAAAACAAAACATTCTAAAAGGAGACGTAGCAAACCGTATCGTATTTAGAAATAATCATCGAAGGTTTTATTAATGACAGTAGTATCAACTTCTATTCCAAATTTAGTTAATGGAATATCGCAACAAAATCCTACACAAAGGAATATTACTCAAGCAGAAGCTCAAGTAAATGCACAAAGTTCTATTGTAAAAGGTTTAACTAAAAGACCACCGTTAGAATTTATTGCTAATATTTCTTCAAACCAAGCATACTCAACAAATACAGCAGTTCACCCATTTATAAGAGATGGAAATAATCAGTATATGCTTACTGTTTTTAATGGTGGAATTAAAGTATTTAACCTTAGTGGAACTGAGCAGACTTCTACAATATCATCTGGCTCTAGCTATTTAGCGTCCACAAATCCCAAAGAAGATTTTAAATTTGTTAGTGTTGGTGATTTTACATTTATTTTAAATAGATCTATTAAACCTGCAATGACTAGTGCAACTACAGCTGCAAAAGTTAATGAAGCTTTAGTTTGTTTTAAAAATGCAAACTATGGAAGAACTTATAGTGTTACATTAACTCACCCAAGTATGAATAGTGGTAGTCCAATTACTAGTTCATTTACAATGCCACCAGGAGATAACGTAGCAACTCAAGGTGGACTTAGAGATACAGCTAAAATTGCAACAGCAGTACGAACTCATAGTGGAGGTTCACCAGGAACTACAGGTGGAACTGCATTAAACGCATCACCAATATCAAGTCATTTTACAGTTACACAATATGATTCTGTATTACATATTAAACCAACAGATAATAATGCTAACTTTACAATAACTTCATCAGATGGTGCAGGTAATACAGCTATGTATGTAGTTAGAGATGAAATAAATGATTTTACTAAACTACCTTATTATGGACCAGTAGGAACTATAATAAAAATTACTGGTGATCAAGGTGAAACAGATTCAGAATATTATGTATCATTTACAGGTAATGGTGTTTGGTCAGAAACTATAGGACCAGGAACTAAAACATCAATTGATGCAGCAACAATGCCTCATGCAATAGTTAGAAATACAAATGGTTCATTTACTTATGCACCGTTAACTTGGACAGATAGAAAAAGTGGAGATATTGAAACTAATCCAGATCCAACTTTTATAGGTAAAACAGTTAATAATATTTCTTTTTACAAAAACAGAATGATTTTATTAGCAGATGAAAATATTATATTTTCTGAAGCTGGCTCTTATTACAATTTCTTTTCAACTTCTGTAGCAGCTCAATTAGATACAGATCCAATTGATTTAGCTGCAAGTTCAAATGAAGTTAGTATTTTAAAACATGTAATTCCTTATAACGAAGAATTACTTTGTTTTTCAGATCGAGCTCAATTTAAAGTAGAAGCTACAGAAGCAGGATATTCTCCTAGCTCAACTGGTATTACTTTATCAACTAGGTTTCAACACGATCCAAAAGTTACACCAGTAGGTGCAGGTAATTATATTTATTTTACACAAGCAAAAGGTGCAAGTACAGCAGTACAAGAATACTTTGTAGAACCAGATACATCAAATAATGATGCTGCAGATATAACAGTAGGTGTACCAACTTTAGTACCAACTAACTGTCATAAGTTAATATCAAATACTATTGAAGATACTATATTAGCTTTAGTTGATGATGGTGTTGATAGTAATTTAGCACCTTATACTGCATCAAGTAATGTAGCACCAACAAATGCAAACCGTTTATATGTTTATAAATATTTTTGGAACGCAAATGAAAAAGTACAAAGTGCTTGGTCATATTGGGATTTTACTGGAGTACAAATTATTAGTGCAATAACTTATGAATCTAATGTTTATATATTAGCTAATGAAAGACAAAATTGTAAATTATATAAACTTGATTTAAGAAATTTAGAAGACGATACTTTAGGTATAAATATCTATTTAGATCAAAGAGTTAAACTAAGTGGAAGTTATGATGCTGGAACTGGACTTACAACGTTCACAATGCCTTATACAGTTAATACAGGTTTACAATGTATAAATGCTACTAATGGAGCAGATATAACTATTAATAGTCAATCTGGTACAACTGTTACAGTAAAAGGTAATGTTGCGTCAGCTTATTTAGGATTTAACTTTCAAACTTTATATACATTATCAAGACAATATTTAAGAGAACCAGGCAAACAAGGTGGTTTAACTGCTTTAACAAGTGGAAGATTACAAGTTAGAACTATGAGTTTTGATTATGTTAATACTGGTTTCTTTCAAGCAACAGTTTCACATGATAATAGAACAGATAAAACATATTCATTTAATGGATATATAATTGATAACTCTACTTCTATTATTGGTAATCCAGTTATTACAACAGGAACATTTAGAATACCTGTACAAGCACAAAATACACAACACTCTGTAACATTAAAATCATCTTCTTATTTACCAGCAAATATTGTTGGAGCTGAAATGGAAGGATTTTATTACAGAAGATCACAACGTGCGTAACGCAATACCATTTGTTCGTGAAGCTATATTAGAAGATGCACTTGTGTTAGCACAAAATATTAGAAAATTAGATAAATTAGAAATTAAATATTCACATAATGTTACACCAGTAGCAGCACTTATGTCAGCGTTTCAAACACAAAATGGTAAAAATTATTCTATCGTAGATGATGATGGTTATGTTTATGCAATGTTTGGTGTCAGTGATTGTTTACAAAATAAAGGTTATGGAGTTATTTGGTTGTTGTGTTCAGAAGAACTTAAAAAGTTTCCAAGACGTTTTTATATTGAAAGTAAATATTGGTTAGATGTTTTACAACAAGACTACGAAATAATTTATAATTATGTTTATGAAAAAAATTGGTTGTCTTTAAAATGGTTACAACTGTGTGGTTTTAAACCAGTTAAAAAAGTTAAAATAGGAACTAAAAATAAAAATTTTATATTAATCTCAAGAGAAAGAAAAAATACTAATGTGTAATCCAACGGCAATGGCTGTAACAAGTTTTGCAGTTCAAACTATATCAGCTAAAGCTGAATACGATGATGCTAAAAATAGAGCTCGTATACAGAGAGAAAATAATGAGAAAGCTAGAAAGTCATCTCAAATGGCTTACTTATCAGACTTAGGTAAACTAGATATAGAGCAACAACAAAAACAAAAAGAAATTGCTATTGCTAAAGAAGCAAAAGAAACAGAATTAATTAAGAAACAAAGTGAAGGTTATTTAGCAGGACTTGAAAAAGGTAATGCAAACATCAATGCTGTATTAAGAGATATAGGTTACGAATATCAACCAGAGTTCTTAAATCAAAAAGCAGCAGTAGAAGATATTAATACACAAACAATATTTGGTTACACAGATGCTTACAACGCTATGGAAAGATCTTACGCATCACTTAAAGCACCTGTAATACCTAGTAAAACTGCAATGGCTCTTAAAATCGCTGGAGCTGGAGTTGATACTAAAGGTAAATATGACAGCGGTTATTACGGACAAACATAATGGCTATTAGGTATCAATCAGGTTTTATAGGTTCTAGAGATGTATCTAGAGACAGCGAAGCACAAGCTTTAGTAGACGGTTTAAATACGTTTGCAAGAGGTTTTAATACATTTGCAAAAGCTAAAGGTGACAAAATTACAAAACAAACTACAGCAGAAGCAGAAAAAACTGCAAGATTAGATAACTTAAAATCTTACCAAGATGGTGTTGATAGTGGAAAATTAGATGGTACTGAATCAGAATTTTGGATTTCAGTATATGATAATGTTAAAGGGCAAAATGCAGGAGCAGAATTTCAAACTTCAAAAGCTATTGCTTATAACGAGTGGTGGGCTGAAAACGTAGAAAATGATGATTATGATGGTAGTTTATTTCAAGCTTGGTCATCAGAATTTGATTCTAAATATATGGAAGCAAATAAAGATCAATCAAATTTTTATTTAAAAGGTGTTGAAGGATTTATAAAAGGTACAAATGCTAACTTAGGTGCAAGTTACGCTACATCAAATGCACAAAAATTAAAAACTAAAGGTAAACAAAATGTTATCAAAGTTATTGAAGGTGTTATAGGTCAAGGAGATGTTAAAACAAAAATAGCAGAATTAGATGTTAAAACAAACTTAAGTAGATTTTTAACTAAAGATGAATTTAATGCTTCAGTAATACAAGCTTATAAAAACAAAATTGCAGCACTAACTATTAAAGGTGATCCTAGTTCTGATTATGACACAGCAATAGATTTAGTAGACCAATTAATTGATTTTAAAAGAGCTAATGGTTCAAAAATAGTTACTGGTGCAAACATAGAAGCTATTAATGAATTAAAACAAAAAATAACTCTTGAATCAATAACTCATGAATCAGTTTTAGATAAAGTATCTAACGATAATAAAATTTCAGATTTTTATGTACAAGAAGAAAAAACACTTGTGTTATCTTTTTGGGATCCACTAAAAGGTAAAGGTGGTACTGAAGGTAAAGAAATATCTGATAGAGCAAAAGATGAATATGAACAAAGATCAAGAGAGTGGTTAAAGTTAAATGATGATGCTGATCCACTTGATAAAAAACAATATTTAATAGAATTAAGACAAGACTTAGTTAATAAATATGAAACTGCAGCTATTAAAAATGTATCTTTGTATTCACCAGGAAACAACAAATTTAATATTCAAAGACAGCTAGATGTTATGGGTAAAGTTTTATTAGATTTTATAGATGTTAATGATGGTGATCGTGAAGTTAACAAAGAATGGTATTCACTTGCAAGATTAAATGGTTACCCTGATACGCCAGCAGGTGTTACAGAATTTCTTTCTAATTATTTAAAAATATTAAAAGCAGAAAAAGGTGGTAGTTAATGTCAGCACTTGACCAAGAAACTTTAGATATTTTAGAAAGTTTAAAAAATGAAACAGGTACAATTGTACCTAAAGATACTGGGTTAGTTAAAAATGTAACAGAAAACAATTTTAATTATTTTGATATTGCTAAAGATATGGCTTTGTCAGTACCAGAAGCAGGTTTAAATTTTGTTGAATACACTGGAGATTTTTTAGAAAGAAACATACCACTTGGAGCTTCACCATTTTTATTTGAAGGTTGGGGTGATGAAAAATGGGGTGTAAATGATTTTATTCCTAAAGTTTTAACAGGTGAAGATTACGAAGAAGCTAAGAAAAACTTTAATGTAGATGATAGACAAATGGCTCATTTTCATAAAGCAGAAACTTGGCAAGGTGATATGACTGAAAGAGTATCTAGATTTATATTTGGTATTATTGGTCCATCTAAGTTTTTAAGAGCAGCTGGTTTAAAAGGAACTATAGCAAAAGCTAGTTTAAGAGGTGTTACTACAGGAGCTATAGCTGATGCTACTGTTTGGGATCCAAATGAAGGTAGATTATCAGATTGGTTAATTGAATTTGATTCACCTTTATTAAATAACAAAGTTACAAATTATTTAGCA